TTGATTTCTGTCTGACGCTGACTTGTCTGCTAATAGTTCTATTCCGTTGGTTGTGTATTGATCTTGATCAATAATCATACTAGCATTAGTAGATCCACTAGGTGGCGTTATTGTAACTTTTTCAGTTAATATACCTTCATTGGCTTGTAGTTCTACTTCAGTAGCAAAATAATCCTTAGTGCCTTGCCATATAACTGGTTTATTAAAGCTATTAATACCATCATCATATGCAAAACAAGCAAGATAGTTTGCACCTGTTCCATCATTTGATCCTGAGCCGCCATAAAAGCCGCCTGCATAAATGTCTGCTGGAGCGTTGTTTGTATTGCCAGCATCACTGTGAACACTGAAGTCTAATGAAGCAGTTCTAGGTTCGAATCCACTTACAGCTCCATCACTGCCTAAGTCTCTGACAATTTCTGCACCCGTTAACACAAAGTTTAGTGATGTGTTCTGTCTAACTGATTTAATAACACCAGCGTATGTAAGAGTTTCATTAGTTATTCCAGTTGTTTCTAATGCACTTACGGTATTGTTTGCTAAGAAATATTCAGTGTTATTTGATAGTATTGCTGCGTCTGTTCCACTGTCAGTTGAACTTGAACCAACATAAATTGTTCCAGTGCTACTATTCATTGCAATTTCATGTTCTGCCAATTGGCTTTCATTTGGCACAGTAGTGCCTCTTTTGGGTTTAATAATACTCATTAATATGTTCCTCCGTCTACTGTGGTTACTTCAAGACTGCTTAGGTTAACATTATTACCACCAGAGATAGCTAGTGTATTGGGGCTTGTAAATGTTAAATTCTGAATAGATCCAGCAGCTTGTGCTACCCAGTCGTAATCAGTTCCATTCCAACTTAATACTTCATTGGTTGTTGCACTGCTTGTATTTAAGTGTGTGTCTACATCGGCGTCTGTATAGTGTCCGCTTGGTGCTGCTTCCCATAAGCTGGCAGCGTTGTCCCATGTTAACACATAGTTGTCGAGTTTACCAGTTGTATCAACATCAGTTAAATCATCTAAGTCACTTACTACTGGGGGTGTGTTTACATTCTTCCATTGATTTAAAGACCCGTTGTATACTAGATACTGGCCGTTACTTAGTGTGCCATCAATTTGCACATCGTGTAGGTTATCTAAGTTTGTTACAGTTTGAATATCTTCAGCTGTTGCAAAACTTTGTGTTCCGTGGATGCCATTAATCTTAATTAACGCCATTACCAGGGACTCAATTCTGTTAGTGTTGTATGTATCTGTGCTGGCACTGTAAACTCTGTAGCGCCTGCACTTAGTTGTATATGGTATTCATCACGCATTAGCTGTAGCACTAGGCACACATATTCTTTGTGTTCACCTGTTAGTGCGGCGTTACGCTGTGTGTCAGCATCTACATAGTTGTATATTGCATCCTGACATTGTTGTTTCATGCTCATAAATTTGCTCCTTTATCCAAAGTTAACCACCTGGGCATTTGTAGTGAATTCTAAACTTTTTAATTTAACTTCATCACTAAAGTCTGCCTGTGTTGCATAGTAAATTGTAAATGGTCCTGCATAAGCTGCACCGTTACCACTCTTAAAGCTCCAGCTTTTAATACTTTGTGCTGATCCTAAGTCAATAGCTAGATAGCTTATTGACATATTACCACCTAGATTCCAATAAAATGTATTAGTAGGGTCACTATCAAATGCTTTCCAATCATCATATGCTGAACTATAAGCACCCTGGGAACTTACGGCAAACGGTGTTGGTGTATTGTGTGAAGTCATATTGCTAGGGTATGCTGTTCCTGTTTGTCCTGCTGTGTCATACATACGGAAGTTTGCTACCATTATACTTGTGTTAGTAGCTGCCGGTCCACTTCCACCATCAAAGTCTTTAATTCTCCAATAACGAGCTGTTATATTTAATGGTGCTAGCGTCAGACTCATAGTAGCTTCAGCACTTTCTGCTTGTGCAAAGTTTTGGGCTTTTACTCTAACAGTATGTGCTCCATTAGCATTGCTTGGTATTGACACTGTGAATGTTCCATCACTGTTGTCTGTAAAGTCTTGTGGTGTGCTTACTACACTACTATCACTATCTTTAGTTATTTCTAAACGGAATTGACTACCAGGAACATAAGCTGTGCCATAGTTAGTAACTGTAACAACATAGTCTATTCCTTGATAACCACTAGCATCACCAGTTAATGTTGGTGTAGTTGATGCTGTTCCACCACCACTTACTGTTTGGAATGTAATGTTACCTGCACCATCTGTTTGTAATACTTGGTTAGCACTACCATCAGTTGTAGGGAATGTATATGCATTAAAGAACTTAATACCGCCGTTATATACATCTAAACTTCTAGTGCTACCAGTGTCGTCAGTGTAAACTCTCAGTTGTTTAGCATTAATTGACATTGGTCTACGATTATATGAATCTACTCCACCATTGTTGTCATCATTGACTGTAATGTTAAAGCCATCATGTGCACCAAACACTCTCATGTCCATGGTTATTTCATCAGTGTCAGCATAGTTCTTTTCAAATGCCACAAAGTAATCACCAGCATATGTGTTACCATTACCACCTACATTTGTTCTAGGCTGATCATTGTCAGGGTCTAATGTAATGTTCCATTGGAAGTTGCTGCCACCGGTGTTGTGTCTACCTACTTGTGAGAACACATTACCGTTGCTATCACTACACATCAGTTGTGGTGCATTCCAATTACTGGTGCTTCCTTCTAGTTTAAGCACTGGAGCTGTTAGGCTTGATGCTGTTCCACTTATAAGAGCGTTAGTCCCATCCCATGTAAAGTCTGATTCACCGTTAAGGTTATCTGCTGTAGCACTACCTGTAACGAGTCTATTGTCACCATTGTTGTTGATTACTGTTTGTGTTGGAATTGTTGGTGTTCCAGTTAATGAACTATATGCTCCATCAAATAATGTTGGCTTTCCAGTTAATGAGCTGTATACACCATCGAAAGCATCAGTAATACCATAACCTGCAACTGTAGTTGGCGTGCTTGTAATGGCACTCCACGCTAATGAAGTTGGTGTTAATGCACTTAGGTCTACCGAGTTGCCACTTGAGATGCTGAGGTTTGGATTGGCAAACGATAGGGTTTGGTTATCAGTTTCGCTTGTTAAATAGCCTGCATCATTTGTCCATTGGCTAATAGCTCCTGATTTGTTTGTAAATGTATCTGTGCTGGTTGGTGTTACAGTTCCAGTATTGGTTGTGTATCCTGCACCGTTTGTTAATTGATTGTTGTTGGTTGGGATTGTTGGCTTGCCACTTAGGTCTGCATATGCACCACTAAACAATGTTGGTTTACCTGTTAAGCTACTGTATACACCATCAAATGCATCTGTTATGCCATATCCACTTATTGTAGTTGGTGTAGCTGTTAAGGCACTAAATGCTAGACTTGTTGTCTTTAATGCTGTAAGGTCTACAGTATTTCCATTTGAAATAGTTAAATCTGGTGTAGTGAAGCTTAGTGTTTGGTTATCTGTTTCACTTGTTATATAACCAGCATCGTTAGTCCATTGTGATATCAATCCTGTTTTGTTGGTTAAGGCTTGAGCACCATCTAGTGTTGCTACTGTTGAATCAATAGCTACTGTTCCACTTTGGGTTATTGGTCCGCCTGTTAATCCTGTTCCTGTAATTACTTGTGTTACTGTTCCTAAGCCTGCGCCTGTTATAATAAAGCTGGCTGGTTGAATGTCTAAGCTAACTAGGTTATCTGATTCTGTTACTGTGACATCTAAGTTACTGTCACTTTGTGGTGTTATTTTAGTGCTCATCGTGTAATCCCCCAAGCAACTAATGCATCACCCTGTAGTAATCTTTGTTTATTACCACCTGCATCTGTCATAACAATATCGTAGTATTGTTTGCCAGTTACTAGTGCGGCTGTTTGTGTATCTGTTAAACTAATGTTAAACAACCCTAATGCAGCGTTTGTTATTGCTGTATTAAAGCTGGTGTGTGTTGTTGAATGGAAATGTTCTCTAATCTGTGCTGCAAAGGTATAACCAGTAATATCAATTGGCACACCTGATTCACTTACCTCAAAGGCACGACCAAAGTCGGCTTGGGCATCTATTGTAATGTTGTAAACGGCTGCTGCCATGTTATCTCTCCTATAGGTATTTTAACTAAACAGTGTTGCAACACTGCTGGCTAGGAACTGTAGTGCTTCATAACTCCATCTGATAATGGCGTATAGTGTTACTACAATAACTAAGTTATCCAAGTTTTTAATAAGACTCTTCATCTCTGGGGTTGTGTTAATTGATTCTCTCATAATAATTACTCCTTGTTGTAGTTATTTATGACAAAGAATTTCACTGGTTTTAGGCCATAAAAAAGCCCCTACACAAGGTGGTAGAGGCCGAGCTCAATGCGCTCTAACACTGGCCAACCCCCAGGCCGTCTTGTGCTGTTAGTATTTACCTTGGGGCATAAAAAAACCCTACTACACCCATGTCAGATATAGTAAGGTTTTAGTGAGCTACATTCGTAACTCGATCAGCACTCGCTGACCATACAATAGTTAACGGTCCACCACAGTCCGTTCTAGGGTTATAGCATCCACTATTGCGACACTATGTATATAGTATACACGGTTAAGATTGGTCTGTCAACCTTTTCTTATTCTTATATACCACTGTAACTTCCTTTTTGGGCATAACAGTGTTTTTATTATGTTTAGCATCCATAAGATAGTCTGCTGTATCACCTATGCGTTCGATACGATTTGTGCTAAGTGGGTGTGTGAACTTCCACAGTTTCCAGGCACTAGCACGGTTCATTCGTTTGTATTCACTGTGTAGGAAGCGTTTGTTTATTGTGGTTATCTCATCCCATGTATAAGGTGGTAAGTTGTATGCAAATGCTATGCGTTTAGCGTGTGAAGTTAACCATAACATAGCTTTAGGATTGCGTTTGTTCTTACGCCACCAGTTGTTGAATGTTTTAACTCTAGCATTCATGGCATTGGCTTGATCGTTACTCATAGGTCAAACACTGCACTAAGATTACTATCAACATCGTCTTGTAACGCTGTATCATATATATCATCCCATAGTGTTCCATCTTGTCTAGTTGCTTTAAGGCCTGTTAGTTCTTGCCATCTATTGATTATTACATCTATATACTTTGTTTCGAACTCTATACAACGAGCTACTCTATTTGTTTTTTCACACGCTATTAGTGTGCTTCCACTACCGCTGAATCCATCATACACTATATCACCTCGTTTGGTGCTGTTAAGCAGGTGATATGATATCAATTTTGGTGGTTTAACTGTAGGGTGCATCTTAGATGTTTCTCTTGACGGAAGTCTTTTAATCTCTTGATAGTTAGTATCATACTTGTTTAATAGTTTAATCAATTGTTCTTTGGTTAAGTTATCTAGTTCTTCATCTGTGTGTGCATTGTTCTGGTTGCGTTCTGCATACCATCTGTGTGCTTCACCCTTTTGCCATCCGTATAGTATAGGTTCATATATCTTACAGTAATCGCCCACAAAGGTGCTGGCTTGATTCTTTTTCCATATAAGAGTATCGCTGATATGCACATTATGTGCTATTAATATTTGCTTAAATTGATGATTAAATCTCTGGTCGTGACACCAATATACTGCTCCACCTTTGTTCCAATATGGAAGTATTGCACTCATATGTTTGGTTAACAGTTCGTTTAGTTGTTCTTCGTTTAGATCATCGTTTTCAATACTGTGTTCTTCACGCCATTCTTTTGCAAACTCATTGCCTAGTTTAACTGCATTTGGACTTGCGTATGCTACACCGTATGGTGGATCTTCCCATATGATTTCAGCAGTATCTTCACCCATTAATAGTTTTACTGTTTCTGCATCACTGCTATCGCCACATACAAGTTTATGTTCACCCAGTGTATATACATCACCCCACACTGCTCGTGGAACTTTAGTGTGTGTTAGATCACTTAGATCATCTTTTTCTGGTTCACTTAACCATTTGTTTAGTTCACTTTCACTAAAGCCTGTGCCAAATGCTAAGTCTTGTATACTACTGTCTGGTAATAGTTCTTTAAGTTCTTCTACCAATAAGCCTTCATCCCAGAATGTTTTCTCGCCACTTTTATTATCCATAATACGGTAAGTTCGGATTTGTTCTTCTGTTAGTTCATCTGCTATTGTCACTGGAACTTCTGCTAGTCCTAGTTTTTTACTTGCTTGATACCGTGTGTGTCCTACTATAATAACACCATCTGTGTCTACCACTATAGGTTGTTGGAATCCATACTGTTGTATACTTTCCGCTACTGCATCAACACCTTTGTTGATCTTTCGTGGATTGTTCTCGTATGGAAATATCTCGTTAAGTTTTCTGTATTGTATCTTCATTGGGGGGTTGCTCCTTTGTTTGTGTTAGTATTTATTTCTTTGGGTTGTTCACCACTCACATAGTCTGTTGCTTCCAGCACTTGTTTCATAGTTATACCACTATCACTTTTGTTTTTTAGGAAAGCTTCTTTATCAAACTTTTGTTCTGGTGTTAGTATCATACGATGTTCAGGTGTCATTTGTGCCCACTCTCGCATACTTAGGTCTCGGTATATCTTATGCCCTACCCAAGTTCCTGATAATTTTCTTATCATATAGTCTCGTTCCCATGATTCTTCATCAGTAAACTCTCTTATATAATGTGTTCTTTCTTTGTTTTCATATCCATATATCTCTACTACTATCATATTGTTGTTCCTTTTGTTTAATGTTCCTTTGACAGAGTCTTGTTGTGTTTTTTTAGGTTTAAGTGTCATAGTATTGTGTTTTTTTAGGTTTAATTGAATACTTAATATACTATTATGCTATTATACTACTAGTGTAACACTTCTCTGTAAGCGTTAGTTTGAACCCTGTTCCAGCCTCTATCCATTGACTTATGTCAATTGTGTTAATCTTTGTTGTGCATCTAAATCCATCATGCTCTAAGAAGAATCTACATCTTAGTGTTTTTAAGTAATCACGCATCTCGTTTAATACTTTACGCTCTAGTTGGAAGTATATGTTCCACTTTTGTTTTGAATTGAATTGTCTAGCTCTTGGTGATCCGTTTTTGTTGAATCTATCTGTGTAATATTGTTTAGGCAATCCACTTCTTATAGTGTCCCACATAGTCTTTATATCCGCTTTTAAATGGGTCAAATACTCGTGCTGCTGTAAGTATCGCATCTTAGCTACATCACAGCCTATTAGTTTGAATAACTGCGTGTTATAGTGTATGCTGAGCTTCGCACCGTTAAACAATCCATTGAATATCTTCTTAACTACATCAGCAGATAGGTTTGCACCTTTGCATAGTTCTGCTCTACGCTGTGCCTTATTAGCTATATAGTCTTCTATAGTTTCCAATACCAATCCACAATAGTCTGCACATTGCATATAGTGTTGATACATTATTGTAGGTGCAGCTGTGCTTATATCATAGTTATAACTGTATCCACTGTTATGAAACATCTCTTCTCGCACTGTAGTGCGTATGCCTTGTATAGGACTACACAGTCTATGTGATCTTTCTTCGTAATCAAAGACACCACTTGATATTTGTTCTGCATATGTATTGGTTGCCCAGTTTAATCCTGTGCTATACTGTGTAGACTCTTGACTAGTGTGTTTGCTAGTGTTATACTGTATCATGTCACTTAGGTAAAGCATACCTCGTTTGTTTCTTATATACATCTTACACAACCCATTCTTCATATCATAGTGTGTGTCAATGCATATCAATAGATGTGACCTAAGATACTTGCTTAACTTGTGACTGCTTGCACCAAAGTGTTTGTCTATGTAGCGTGTATACATTTGTTTTGGTTTGTCACTCAGCAGTGCATTAGTAAATCCTATTGCACTGTTTACTCTTTTAACTACTCTAGGATCATTGAAGTTGGGTGTGTATTCCATTATTTTGGCCCCAAGCTGTCTAGTAGCTTTCTTACATATGCATACTTTTTCTTATGCAGTGCAGCCTCTGCTTTGTTTTGTTTTACAATATCGTGTGCATCTTCTAGTTTAGCATCAAGCAATACACCTGCTACTAGTGCTGTTACACCGCCAACACTCATTGTTTCTGTTACAGCTACCACACGCAATACTGCTAGTAGTATAGCAGGTTCAGTTCCTGGATCATACTTGGCTGTATCATGTGGTTGTTCATTGCGTTGAATGTTTTCCCATTTAACAATGTCTCTTACTGTAGTGTCAATGTCCTTGAAGTAAGTTCCAGCTTCTATTTGTTTTAATAAATGAGCTGCACTTAGTTTCTTCAAGAACATTGGGGGGTTATGTTCTCTCATTAGTCTGTTTCCCACAAGTTGTTGCTTGGAGTGTGTCTTGGCGCTGGTTTACCATAATCTATAAAGTATTGATCAATATACTCATCAGCTACTCTAGTGTCGTGACTTTTGCATATTTTCTCTGCTGTTACAGTTACTACATGATTATGACGGATTAAATAACTTTCATACAAGTCATTCTTCTTTTCCATCCAGTCCGGAATCTTAGCATTAATATCTTTAATTATTTTTGATGTGGTATATGCTTTGCCATCGTTACCAATCCTGTCATTGTGTTCATAATACAATTCTGGATATTCTTGGTAAAAGTTGCTGTGTTTGTGAAACAGCTCTAGGACTTTGTTTTTCTCACCTTGTGTGAGTTTTACTTGCACACTGGCATGAGGTTGTCTGCCGTGGCTTCTTGCTTGTAATTTTCTTAATGTTGGGTATATGTATAACATATGTATCTCCTTTGGTTTTGAGTAGTTAATCATTAACTTACTTTACTTATATAGTGTAACACAAGTTAGTCTATTTGTCAACCTGTTTTTGCTTTATACACTTTTATTTATCTATATACAGGTTTTAAGTGTTTAAACAGGTTTAAAAGGCGTCTTTTGGTTTTATTAGTGTTTTGGCTACTACTATGCACTCTAGTATTTTAGATACGCTATATAGTCCTATTTGAGCGTCTAAGACACCTAGTTTAACTACATCTAGTCATAAAAAAGCCCTATGTGCAACATGATGCATATAGGGCTTAGTGGGTAACAGCGTGTGGGCCTTATAAGGCGTATTTAATCGAAAGGAGTCCTATCTGGCTGACTTGCCGTGTATAAGAGTTCTCTGTTACCGTATATGTTAATTTAATCAGTCTCTTAACATTACATACTTATTTATGACCTAAGACAATACGCTTATTATTCTTAGCTTCTTCAGCTTTAGTTCTTGCTCTACATTGTTCTAAACGCATTTTGTGTTTGAAACCTCTTGCTCTATTAATTGGAATGCCTAGTTCTTCAGCTATAGTTGCTGGCGAAGCTAAATCAGCAACTAATTTCCATAGTTGGTCATGCACTTCGTTGTAAGTTTGTTTTACGGGTTTAGCTACTTTAGTTACTATGCCTGTGCTTATTGCTATATGATGTTCATTAAGCCACTTGGCTTTAATTTCTAGTCCTGCATCTTCTGCCCAGTTGTTAAACTGTGGGTCTGTAACAAATACAACTACTTTATAGTTTTCTTGTGTTTTAGCATTTGGGTATACTATTCCACCTCTGCATTTTGGTAAGTGTATACCTTTGCAACTTTCTACATGCCATATAGCACTAACATTGTGTATGTTATAACATTCTCTGCTTCTAAGTTTTCCGTTTATTAATGACCTAAGTCTGTCAGAGACGGTAAGGGCTCTGCTGTATGTTGGGGCTTCCGCTTCCATGTATCACCTGTATAGTTTATGGTATTAATTCAATTGTTGATTCATATTCGGTTGCGGTGATTGATATACTATTGTCTGGGTTGAGACTCATCTGATTTATTCTAAACGGCTTACCGTCTGTATAACCATCGGCTGTGCTCCAGCCAAATTCAGATAAGTTTAATTTAATAATCTCTCCACACTGCAATCTTAATGCCGTGTGTGCTGCGTCAAATGACACTGTTTGTTGGAAGCGACTAGAGTTCATTGCGTAATTTGCAATATCTGTAACAAGACTTTCATCATCTACTAAGTCTAAACGAATTCTGCTTTCAAGTTCTGTTCCTTTATCTTCTGTTAAGAATGTTGAATTTTCTACAATAACTATATCGTCATTGTAATTTGTGCCACTGGCTTTATTTCTGTAGTCTGCTAATACTTTATTAAACTTGTCACTTTTAGCTGGCATTTGCACACTCATTGGTGATAGTATATCAATTGCAGTAAGTGAAGCTACACTAGTTTCACCACGGCTTTGAAGTTTAAGTATATACTTGCCGTTTTGGAATACTAACAAGCCGTTCATACTCTCAAGTATTTCACCAATGTTAGCATACAAGTCTTGACTTGTATCTAGTATACCATTAATTTTATAGTATCCTGTTGCTTGTGTTCTAGCTGTTTTAAAGCTATCTAAATCAATGTTAAGTCCTGCACTGTAGTTTCCACTGCTGTCGTGATCAAGTCCTTTACCATATCTAGGGTTTGTCAAGTAATCATATAAGACATCAACAGGGTTTTGATCTGCGCCACTTGTAAGAGTTATGCTGCTTGGTAATGAACTTACATTTTTAATCTTTTTACCCTTAACCACAAATGTCATTAACGGCAATCCACCTTTGTATATCTCTGCGTTTGACTTTAACACCATACCAATATAACATATTCCACGCAATCTGTGTGCTGATGTCCATTGACTACCAATACTTGTTTGTAGTAAACTGTTACTAGTTTGACTGTCTGAGCCTTTGTAAAATACTAATTTAGACCCTGATGCGGCATTTAGTGCTGGTTCATACTTACCAGTGAAGCCGTTAAGTTGAATACCATCAGCTTCAAA